AACGGAAGAAGAACTGTTGCATATGCAACGCATTGACCGACAACTTCTTAAAAATCAAGCCGATTTGCAAGATTTACAAGTGCGCATGACGCGCTTGATGAGTAAGTTCGCGGATACAAACCTTCGCCTGGACGAAAACGACGCCGAAATACAAGTTTTAGAAATGCGTACAAACCGCATACTAAACGTCTTGGAAAAGTGCGAACGTCAGGAGCTGGACGACGAAGAAGAAAGGGAGGTTAACAACCCAAAACCAAAACCGGCCGTTGTTGCGCGGACAAGATCCCGCTATAGCTTTGTCTTGAATACGGCAGCCGCACCGTTCTATCCGATTAAAGTCGTCCAGCAAAAGAAGGAAGAAGAACGCCACTTAAATGTGGCAGCCGAAACGGCTAATGCTGCGGCCGAATTTGTTTTGAGCGGCGGGTTATAAAGTCGTATTAGTAGATATATTATTAAGTAATAAATTTAAAAATAAAATTCAAAAAGAAAAAATAAAAGAGTGTGTAAATACTCTTTTTATTTTTTATTTTTTATTAGTATAATCGTTATGCCTAATAAAAAACGGAAATTTCAGAGATTGCGGAGATTGCATAGATGCGGCTTACGCAAAAATACAAAAACCCGACAGAAATTACACAAATTGCAGAAAAAATATCGGAAATTAAAAATTAAAGAGCAGACATTACGGAAATTAAATGATGCTATTAATTATAAAGCAAAAGCACCCGGAATGAATCTTCTATTTTTTTCCAGTATGTTATTCGTAATTCCCGCGGTTATTGGCTTTGTTTTATTACCACGGATAGATCTCACACTGGCTTGTTTAGGATGTCTGTTCACTAGTATTTTAAACCATTATCATAAATCCCAAAATAAAATATACCATCTCGTTGACGTCTATTTTGTAAATTTTTGTGTCTTAATTTTTCTAGTGCATTCTTTTTTGAAAATTAAAACGAATATCTATACGACGCTAATGTATATCTCGGCCGCTATAACGGGTGGCATATATTTCTATTTAAAAACCCTGCCCATAGATATACATGATAGTTATCATTGGCTAGTGCATATATTTGCGAATATCGGTGTAGTGTTTTATGTATTAGGGCGCAAACATAGATTAGCATATTAAATATAACTCGGAATAGCATCAATATCAATCAAGTCCGCAAGGGCCTTTTTATTTACATCCTTTTTCGGAATAATATATTGATCAAAATAAGAATTATTTAATACCGTAGCTGGAAGATGGTTATGTACGGTACGCGCAATCATTTTATACAGTTTAAATTCCGGATAGCGTTCATCCCCATTTTTTTTATACAGAATATTACGGCCCTTGTCGTCGTTACACCAGTTTAGCATAATTTGCATTATCGGCGCTGTCGGTTCATCAACAATATAATCATACAAAGCACAGCCCAAGCGGCATAAATCAAAACTATAATTTGGCTCTAACCGGGGTTTTTTATCATTAAAATACGGCTCACAATTATATTGGGTTGCCGCATCGCCTTTCGGGTGATAACTGTCACTACACAAGAGTTGCCCCCGAAATTTATAAATGGCTCGCCCAAAATCAATTATTTTAAATAGCCGACCATACGTTGGTACTTTATAATAAACGTGATTCAACTTATAGTATAAGAATTTTTTATCTGTTTGTATAAACATAATATTATTTGTGTGCAAATCATTATGGGTTAAGCCAAAGGCATTTTGAAAAGTAATTAAACTAAACAATATTTGCAATACAACCGAATCCCACATGGGTACGGTTATATTACCTGCACTCATAAGCTCATCTAAGGTATCGTCGCAGCATTCCAGCGAAATTACTTGCACGGGAAAATTTTTAATTTTGGCAATGATATCATCTTCTTCTTCGCTTTCTGTAACAATGCTACCTTCGTCGTCGTCCGCTTCGCCTTCGCCTTCATCATCCTCTTCACCTTCATCATCCTCTGCGTCATCTTCGTCCTCCGCCTCCTCCTCTTCGTCCTTTTCTTGGTGAGTGTTTTCATTGTCATTGTCGTCTATGGCCAAGTCCTTGTCCTCGTCATTATTCTCGGTATTTGAAGAGCGCGAGGAACAGGTAGAAGCAGAGGTGTTGGATGATACATTTGTACTGGACCCCCGAGGTACTGCTGTTTCGCCTTGAAATAACAATTCGGGTTCAGCGCCATTTGTATGTGTTGTTACTTTTTGGTTTGTCTCGGTTACAAAGAGAGAATCTAATTGGGTTAAATCAGTAATATCGGATAAAGTTAAGATATTAAGATTAAGCCCGTCGGTCCCATCCTTTTTCACGTCATCTTCTTTTATAAAATTTAATTTTTTTTTATAATTGCGGGTATCGGCATTAAGTAGATCACCATTGGCATTATTTTCCAATTCAAAAAGGACATTATTGTTTTTGTGAAAAAACTCGGAATCTTGTAAATACTCTAGATCATCTGTAATATTATAGCGAAAATCGGTATGTTTTGCTAAAAAAGAACCATAAAAATCTAAACCATGGACAAAGGCGTGTTTATGTAATAATTGACTGGATAAATAGGTAAAAAATCCGTCAATATAAGCAGCGTTATTTGGATCTCGTATTTTCTGGTCACATTCATTTTTTATATAGGAAGGTAAGTTTAGCAAATTCTGATTACTTATATCATATTTTCCAAATAAATATTTCGTCGGATCCAGTAAAGGACTAAATTTTAAAAATATTTTTTTTGTTTCCTTCTTCTCGGTATCCTTATCTTCTCTTTTTACAACACCTTTAAAAATATTACTAGATTCTTGTGATTTGAGAGAATATAAATTCCATTGATTGTTTAGAATTATATTGTTAAAATTAGTCGGGGTTAATGAAAAATAACGATCATAGAGTGGTATATAGTTTTGGGGCTGTAAAATGCCAAATTTCGGATTTTCGGCTAAACTTGAAAATAATTTGTGATTATCTTGTTTTCGGTAATTGAAGTCCATTATTAGTTGTGATATATATAAAATTTATGTTTTTTAACTAATTATATGTGTTTCCGTATATATCATATATCATATATCATATATGATATATGATATATCATATATCATAACTATCGTATGCGGACAATCAGAATGTTTATTTTCTAAAACTATTCTAAACATTAATGACATTGGAATTAAAAAAATTTGATATGCGGCATATTAGTTTTAAAGCAGATGAAAATAAAGGCCCCGTAGTCGTACTAATTGGTCGGCGTGATACAGGTAAGAGTTATTTAGTTCGTGATTTACTTTTTCACCACCAAGACATACCGATTGGTACGGTTATTTCCGGGACAGAAGCGGGAAACGGCTTTTACAGTTCTCATGTACCCAAACTGTTTATTCACGAAGAATATAATTCCTCCATTATTGAAAATATTTTAAAACGCCAAAAAACAGTTTTAAAGCAAGTTAAAAAAGAAATGGAACAATACAAGCGTTCAAATATTGATCCGCGAGTTTTTGTCATTTTAGATGATTGTTTATATGACGCGACCTGGACCCGCGATAAAATGATGCGTTTGCTTTTTATGAACGGGCGGCACTGGAAGGTGATGCTTATCATTACTATGCAGTATCCGCTCGGTATTCCGCCCAATTTGCGGACCAATATTGATTATGTCTTTATTCTCCGTGAACCGTATATTGCCAATCGTAAACGCATTTGGGAAAATTACGCCGGTATGTTTCCGACGTTTGAATCATTTTGTCAAGTGATGGATCAATGTACCGAAAATTTTGAATGTTTGGTTATTAATAATAACTCCAAAACAAATAAATTACACGACCAGATCTTTTGGTATAAAGCCGAACATCATGCCGATTTCAAACTCGGGTCAAAAGAATTTTGGGAATTATCCAAAGATTTGCATTCGGACGATGAAGATGCGGCGTATGACCCCAACAGTTCCAAGAAACGCGGCCAAGGACCAAAAATCAGTGTAAAAAAAACTTCCAAGTGGTAGCGTTAGCGTTCGCCGAATATTATATAATTGATTATAATTATATAATTATATAATTATATTAAGATTTCCTGCATCCGCAAGTAAATCGGTAAGGGTATAAAATCTAATATATGTTTCTGTGCGTCTATTTCTTTAAACATTCGGTGTTTGTAGGGCTTTGTATTACACATCCATTGTTTATCTACAGTATTTGAAGTATGTCCTGACACCACAATACATTTATTAGGATCTAATTGTTCCATGGGTTCATCAAAACCATTGGTAAAACTACTTTCTTCGGCGCGAGACATTTTCGGGGCATGAGCATGG